AAGCCATACGTGATGTACCGGCAGCAGGACATCATCAGATACATGAAAGAACATCCGGAAGATTGGAATGCGGCCAGAGTAACCGATGACACACTGTTCATGCAGTACCCCTGGTTTAAAGAAAAAAGGAAGAATGACATATCACACAAATACAACTGGACGCAGACCGAAGTAAGCCAGATGAAGATGCTCCGGAAACAGGGATTCACAATCAGAGAGATCGCAGAGAAGATGAACCGGTCAGAATCAAGTATCAAATATAAACTCTACGGAAGGGAGAAAAGCGATGGCAGAAGTTAAGATCTGGCCGCGAGGCCAAAACGAAACCGGAGGCATCCTGCTGATGCCGATGAAGAAAAACATCCCAAAAGGGCATCCGGAATGGAGCCTGGTAAAATGTCCGATCTGCGGACAGGAATGCTGGAGACCAATGTCAAGACAAGAGCTCCGGCAGAAAAAAATGCAAGCAGCCTGCACAGAGTGCGGACTCAAAATAGAAAGTAGGAGGACAAACCCATGAAACTGACAGAAATGCTCGGCCAGTACGAAGAACTTCTCGACAAGAAGGATCAGCTGGCCAAAGACACCAAGGACAACAATGCAGCCATCGATAAGCTGAAGGCAGAGATCGCAGAAATGATGATCGACGAAGATATCCCGTCCCAGGGATACGGCGACTACATCTACAGCCTCCAGGATAAGGTCAAATACTCCAAGCGTGGAGAAGCCTACCTGCAGGAACGCGGCCTGGACTTCTTCGAGGTACTCAGAGAACAGGGCCTCGGCGAGCTCATCAAAGAAACCGTCAATGCAGGATCCCTGCAGAGCGCGATGAAAGAAATCGCCGAAGAAAACGACGGAGAGCTGCCGCCGGAGCTGGATGAGGTCGTAAGCAGCTATGAGATGACCGACATCGCCAGACGCAAGTCAACCAACAAAGCACTTAAAAGAGCGAAAGGAGAATAAACCATGGAACAGTTAGAATTTGATTGTCGCCTCGAATCAGAGCGCGAGCTTGAGGAAAACGTAAACATCGCCCTGGAATTTGCCTGCAAGCAGGTCAAGGAAACCAGTAAGTCGAAGGTATCGAACCGCCACGACGGATACGGTATCGCTTCAGAGTTCTACGCAGGCATGAAGCTCGACCAGAAGAAGGTAGATGAGAGCATGAAAGACTTCCTGCGCATCCTTCCAACAGAGGATGATGCCAAGGCGGTCGAAGCAGCCAGCAGCCTGAAGAATGCAGCAACCGGCCTGGTGCTCCAGGCGACAAAGCTCGCAGCGCAGGCAGACAGAATCATGCACGACTTATACGATGAAGTCAGCAGCTACACCACACCGGTGGAAGATTATCTGGAGGGACAGTTCGAGGACGCGGAAGCGGATCCGGAAGCTGAAGCAGAGGAAGAACAGGAGGACGCTGAGTAATGAGTGAAGCAAACTGCGGAATCTCCGTACACGAAGTAACACAGGTGAGAGTTTCAGATTCAGAAGGCAACGCAATGAACCAGGGCGACACTATCGTCCTGAGAATTGACACCGAAGACATCCTCTGCGTATTCAAAGGAATCGAGAGCGGATACTTCATCACAGAGACGTGCGAGGACGGAATCAGAAACCGCTACCGTGTCAAGAGCATCAAGAAATCCAAAGTAGTAAAGAACGCATCCGTAGATGCAGCAGATGAGGAGGAATAAGAATATGGCAAAAGCAGAACTGACAACCGTGGAAAACTTCAAGATCGTAACCGGCATGGAGGCGATGGATGAGGAGCTCAGAGCAGAGCTGGAAGATGAGCTCGACGACCTGGACGATGATGGCGGCATCGATGCCAAGCACATCAAGATCCCGTCTGGCGGAGGAAAAGCCTTCGAGGTCGAGACAGACGATCCGGACGATCCGGAGGTCATGAAGGAAGTAACCGGCGTGATTATTTTCACGCATCGCATGAACGCCTACTGGGCGCAGAAATTCGGAGAAGCAGGAGAGGATGGCAATATCAATAAGAGCCCGGACTGCAGCTCCATGGATGGAAAGCAGGGCGTCAACAGAGAAACCGGAGAAATCCGCACCTGCGACACCTGCCCTTATAACCAGTTCGGATCCGACGGAAAAGGCAAGGCCTGCAAGAACATGCGCCGCCTTTACATCATGATGAACAACCGCCCGGACATTTATCTTCTGACAGTGCCGCCAACATCTATCAAGGACGTGAACAAAGCACTGAAGAAAATCATGGGACAGCAGCACATCCCATACAGCCGCATGATCGTGACATTCAAGCTGAACGTGGTAGAGAATGCGGACAAAATCAAATACTCAAAGGTAACGCTGGAAAAGACAGGACTGCTGCCAGAAGCTCTTTATAAGACAACCGCAGAGCTCCGCAAGGCAATGAAGCAGAACTATGAGAGCGTAGCGATCACAACAGATGACTACAAGGAAGCAGCACCAATGGAAGCAACTCCGGAAGCCGGCCCTGACGGATTCATGCAGGCAGGCGACATCCAGGACGGAGAGCTGCCATTTGACTAAACCACAGCGCAGGGCGGTCACCACGGCCGCCTTGCAGAATTGGAGGTAAACGATGGCTAAGAACTTAAAGGAATTTATACAGTGCGGAAGGGATCCCGCATACCTGAAGAACGGAGACATCATCACAGAGGAGCTCGCCTGGGAGATCGTCGGCCAGGAAGGATACGCTGATGGATTCCTGGATCAGGAGTTTGAGATCACGCAGAGCCGCATCGTGGAAGACATCATCGGAGGCGAGGGCGTCTATGAAACTATCTACAGAGAGAGCCCGGACCACCCATGGCAATACATCGGACTGTGCGCAGCAGGAAAAGATAAGAACCTCGCGCCGATCCACGCCAAGACAACCTACGTCTGCAGCAAATACAGAGCAAAAAACGAAGTGGAACTGCAGCAGCACATCAGGGACGCCGTAGAAGCATGCCGGAAGGTGCACGAAAGAGGAAACATACCAATCGCGCCGCATCTTTACTGGCCAAGATTCCTGGATGACAATGATCCGCAGGATCGCGACTACGGAATAGCAGCAGGCCTGGAAGCACTGAAGCGCTGCGATGAGATGATCGTAATCATCAGACAGGAAGGTCCGGAAGAAGAATGGATCAGTCAGGGAATGCAGGCTGAAATCGCTGCTGCGGCAAAGATGGGAATCGAGCCGCAGTTCATATACATAGGCAAAGAAAAGAGGTAACACCATGAACACGGCAGAAGTCGATCTCGACCGCTTGGTCGATTATGAAAGAGAATACAGAAGCGTCGTCAAAAGGGCGCAGGTTACCGGAGATCATATGATAGGACTCTGCCCGTTCCATGACGATTCAAAAAACAGCTTCTCAGTAGATCTGAAGACAGGAAGATGGCACTGCTTCAGCGAGGACATCGGCGGCAACTACGTGAGCTTTGTGGCCAAGATGAATGGCATCAGCACGGAGGACGCATACAAGCGAATCATGGAAGACTACCATGTGGAGATGCCAGAAAAAGAAAAACCTGCAGCATCCCGCCGGAGCTATTCGATGGAGCAGTACGCCTTCGAAAAAAGGCTCCCGGTGGAATTCCTCCGGGACACATGCCACATCAGCAACGACAAAGAAAGAAAAGACCAGACCACATACATGAAGATCCCGTACCTGAAGGAAGACGGAACCGAGGCAACCTACAGAAAGAGGTTTGCAGGTAAGGAATTCAGATGGAGATACGGCAGCAGTGGAAAGATATGTCTCTACGGAGAATGGAGGCTCCCGCAGATGCGACAGAGCGGATACGCCTGCCTGGTCGAAGGAGAGTCCGACACGCAGAGCATGTGGTACATGGGAATCAGCACCCTCGGAGTGCCGGGAGCCTCCATGTTCAAGCCGAACATGAGCGACCAGCTCCAGGACTTAAAGTTATACATCCACCAGGAACCGGACCAGGGCGGCGAAACGTTCATGCGGAAAGTCATCCAGGGACTCCGGGACGGTGGATTCATTGGCAAGGTTTACAAATTCAGCTGCAGCACACTGGGCGGAATCAAGGATCCGAGCGACGTCTTCATCAAATTCGGAAAAGAGGAAGGCGCAGCCAAGATCCAGAAGCTCCTGGAGCGGGCAGAAGAAATAGACCTGGCAGCACCAGACGTGATACCGGAATCCATCAAAGGGGCACCGGTCAATCTCCGCCAGCCGGAAGGTTGGATCTATTCAGACAAAGGAATCAGCCACATAGATGAGAAGACATACGGACCGGTCATGGTCTGCAGAACACCGATCATCCTGACGCAACGACTCCGAAGCCTGGAAACCGGAGAAGAAAAAATAGAGATCGCATTCAAGAGAGACGATGAGTGGCACAGAGCAATCTACCCACGATCAACGATCTTCACGGCCAGAGGCATCACTGTCCTGGCAGACCTTGGATGCACGGTAACATCAGAAAACGCAAAGCAGGTCGTCCGTTTTTTATCGGCTCTGGAAGCAGAGAACATCGACATCATCACGAAAGCGGATGCAACGTCCAGCTTCGGATGGCAGCCAGGGAAACGATTCATCCCAGGACACGACAAAGACATCGTTCTGGACATTGATCCATCACAGAAGGGAATGGCCGCGGCATACTGCCAGACCGGATCCTTCGATAAATGGAAAGACACCATGCAGCCGCACCGAGAACGCGACAAGTTCCGGTTCATACTGGCCGCAGCGTTCGCAGCTCCACTGCTGCGGATCATCAAACAGAGAATCTTCTTCGTATACAACTGGGGATCCAGTAAAGGAGGAAAGACCGCTGGATTAAAAGCAGCACTGTCAGCCTGGGGAGATCCTGAACGACTCATGGTAAACTTTAACGCCACCCAGGTCGGCCTGGAGCGAACCGCTGCATTTTACTGCGACCTGCCACTCGGCATCGATGAGAGGCAGCTGGCCGGAAAGAATCAGGAAGGACTGGAGAAGACAATCTACATGATCGCATCCGGTACCGGAAAGATTAGAGGCGCAAAGGGCGGCGGCCTGCAGACGATGAGACAATGGAGAACCGTAGCCATGGCAACCGGCGAGGAACCACTCTCCACAGATACATCACAGACAGGTGTCAGCACCCGTGTGCTGGAAATCTACGGCGGACCATTTGAGACAGAAGAACAGGCCAGCCTCATGCACCAGGAATCAACGCAGAACTTCGGATGGGCAGGCCCGGAATTCATCGAACACGTCCTGAAGGTTTCAGAGAAAAGCATCTGCGATAAATACGATGAGATGCTGCGATACGTGATGAGCATAGCAAAGGGAAAGAGCGGAAGCCATGTGGCCGGAATTAGCGCGGTCGCCCTGGCCGATGCCATGATAGATACCTGGTTCTTTGATAGCCAGGATGCACCGGAGCCCGAAGCGGATCCGAAAAAGGAAGAAGGGAAAGACGATGAAAAACAGATAACAATCAACCAGGAGTCCTGGGATAGAGCCAAGAGGATGGCAGCGTCCATCCTTCAGGAACAGATCGCAGCAGCATCCGGAGACGTAAACGAAAACGCCGTGCAGTTTATCACCGACTGGGTAATCTCCAACAAGGCATACTTCGGAGAGAAAGCCATCGGAACGTGCCTCGGCACCATGAGCGAATCCGGGAACGTGGCGTACATTTTCCCATCAACACTGAACCAGGCGCTGACCAAAGCGGGATACAGTCCAAGGAAGACGCTCAAATACATGGCAGACAACGGACTGATCGCCACGGCAAGCGAGGGATCCGACTCGAAGCAGCGATACTCAGTAAAGCGACGATTTGACGGAAGAAGCTGCAGGTTCGTGGAATTCAAGATAGGACAGTTCAGCGAAAAGGATGACGACATCGAATCTGAAGCTGACAAATACGAGCAGGAATCATTCACGGATTCAGACGGATTCATGAGTATACCGGAAGGCATGGAAGAAGAACTGCCATTCAAATAACAGGTGCAAAAATCGCCTGAAAATGTTCCCACTCAAAAAAGTGGGAACGCGAGTGGGAACGCGAGTGGGAACGCAAGAAACCCAGCAACCGCGCGGCTTTTAATAGATATGTTCCCACTGTTCCCACTAATTCCCACTTATTTATTGTTTCGTGGAAAATTTTACACACGATGCACGAATTTCATGCATCACATGCAAAATTCTATAAAAACATGGTGTGTATTTCAAAAAAGTGGGAACAGTGGGAACACCCAGCGCAACCCGCGTAAAATAAGGGTTTGTCACGTTCCCACTCACAAAATGCAGAAGTGGGAACAGGAAGGAGTGGGAACGGTGGAATTAGACCTGAAAAAACTGAACCAGGACATCGCAACCCTGCGTAAAAACAGGGAAAACGTGCCGCTGGAACTCCTGAAAACCAAATATAAAAAGCCTTATGCAAAATTGAAAGAGGAAATCCGTGCACAATTTGAGATTTACATGAAACACATCATCGTGCTCGGAATTTTGAAAACAGGTCCGGATCTAACTGGAGCGAAAGCCAAAAGTATGGTCGATCAGATTCAGAAAATCATCGATGAGGAAAAGGCAGCAGGGCACCAGAAGGAAGTCACGCGTGCAGTATTTGAAGAATTCAATCTGACAAAAGCAGAGAACCTGGCCTGCGGATATTACACAGACCGAGTCAAGTATGAAGCATACGCACCGTACTGGCTGGAGCACATCCACCAGGAACCGGACGGAAAAGTGACAAGCGACCTGCTGCCAGGCATGACATGGCACCCGGAAGCGGGCGTGTGGGTTTCCTTTTCAGAGCCATCGTTCACTTTGATGATGCCGCCCACCCAGGCAGGAATCGATGCGCAGCATAAGGAAGACACGGAGAGATTCAAAAAATATTTGAAAGAGGTGAGGCAGGAATGAACTACCAGGGAAATAACCCGGAAGGATATCCGGATCCGACAGCCAACCAGGCAGTAGGAATCGTATCCAGGGAAGAAAAGGAAGCTGCGAAAGCAAAGAAGCGGGCAACCAGGGAGTATGACATCAGAGCAGCCATGAAAGCAATCAGAGCGATCGCCGGAGCATACGGACTGACGATCGAGAACAGGATCACATTCAAAGACAAAGAAACGGAGGAAATATTCAGATGACCAACAAGGAAAGATTTATCGAATTATTAAGAAGCACCAAGAGAGAAGGAATCGAGAAGCTCATCGACTTCCTGGAGAAGACCGACTTCTTCACAGCACCGGCATCAACCAGATTCCACTCCAGCTACGAAGGAGGACTGCTGCAGCATTCGCTCAATGTTTACGACTGCCTGGCTGGCCTCGGAACCACGACCGGAGATGTTCAGGAATTCCAGACTGCAGGCATGAGATTAGACTCCATCCCGCAGGAATCCATCATCATCGTGGCGCTGCTCCATGACCTCTGCAAAGTGAACTTTTACGCCACAGAGATGCGCTGGCGCAAGGATGCCAATAACAAGTGGGAGCAGTACCCGGTATACGCGGTCAACGACAGAAACCCATACGGCCACGGCGAGAAATCAGTCATGATG